ATTTCAAAAGACGTCCCAGAATTCTAACTCAAAAAATTGTTTAAACTGCCAGGTTTAAAAAACAATATAATACAAATGTAATCAATCCAGCGCAGAAACGCAAATAATATCCATAATTTATTTTTTCGTATTAAATTTATAGCAGAAACGCAAATAATATCCAAATTATTTATTTTTTTCAATATATTTTTTTTTATACTATTTATTATTAGAAAATTAACTGCCAAACATAAAAAACTAATAAAAATGAACATTAACCAGAGCCCCAACACTCATGATTTCAAAGAAAAAATGGAAGAAAGCCACAAACAAGACACAAAAATACAAGAATTCCTAAAAAATTACTTTATAAACTGCGAAAGCGTAACAATTTCCAGAAAACTTTCAGAAGAACGTAAAGGCATAGATTTCTCCGTTCATTTAAAAACCGGAAAAAGAATAAAAATAGATTTAAAGCATCGCGAAAAGGGAGCCAGCAAATATTGGCAAAATGGACCAGAGATTGCCTTAGAGATATGGAGCATTAAACCCAACTCATATTATTATTACACGAATGAAGAGCCAGAGAGACAGCAGATAGGCTGGTCACTGGACGATTCAAAAGAAACAGACTTTATTTTATATACATTTGATGACATTGAAGAAAAATACATGATATCCTTCGAACTTTTAAAGAATGCATTAAAAAAGAACGGCAAGTCTTGGATAAAAAACTATAAATACGTGGAACAAACAACACATTCAGGGATGAACACCTGGAAGTCTTCTGTTTTATTTTTGCCTGTAAAAGTATTATTATCGGCGATTTGATAAATGATTTCGTCAAACAACCAAAAAAAAATATTCTTCTATTTATTATTAAACTGAAAATATGACAAAGAAAAAAAAAGCAACAAATATTGATGCTGAAATAATCCCAGAAGAAGACACAAAAAAAGTAAACATTACAAACCAACCAAAAATTCTAAGAAAAGAAAAAGGTCTTTTTAAAAAAGGGACAGAAGGATGGAAAATGTGTATTAACGCAAAGAAATTCCCCACGCCAGAAGACTTAGAAGTAGCCATTAATGGTTATTTCGCTGAATGTAAAAAAGGGCTTAAGCATACATATTTTGATAAGAGAAAGAGCAAAGAAGTCACCACAACATTATCAATTCCTTTAACAATATCAGGATTGGCCAATAATATAGGAATAAGTCGAAGACAGTTGTTAAACTACAGAAAAAAAGAAGGATATGAAGAATATCATAAAATAGTAGAAACTGCAAAACATATAATCGAGCAAGATGTAATTGAAAGGGGATTAATGAATTTGAGTAATCCTATTTTTTCCATCTTTCTGCTCAAGAACTCATTTGGATTCAAAGATGTGCAAGAAACAATTGTCAAGCGTCGAGTAATTGATGTTGAGAAAAACTTACTTGAAAGTAATAATGATGATGTATAACGAAGATGAAGAAGAACAAGAAGGAAAAATATTAGTTAAATTTCCAGACCCATCAAAAATGGTAAATAAAGTGTTTTTACCAATCTTTAAGGATTACAGGTATTATGTACTTTGGGGGGGCAGGCAAGCTGGTAAGAGCCATGCAATTGCCAGAAAATTGGTCCAAATGTGTTTAGAAGAAGATTACTTCAAATGTATTTTAATTCGAAACACTTATGCGACAATTAGAGAATCTAACTTTGAAGAAATAGTAAAAGCGATAAATGCGATGAAGTTGCAAGATTTGTTTAAAACTACGTATAGTCCGCTTTCTATCAAGTGTATTAACGGTAACCAGTTCATTGCGCGTGGATGCGACGACGTAGCGAAAATCCGTTCGGTTGTTGACCCTACGTGTGTTTTTTATGAAGAATGTAGTCAGATTGAAGATATAGAAACATTTTTAACAATTTCATCTTCATTACGTTCAAACAAAACAAAAAAGTTCCAGGAGTATATTAGTTTTAATCCTGAATTTTCCGTGAGCTATGAAGATAGCTGGCTCTATAAAATGTTCTTCTTAAAAAACATTGGGGAGAAAAGTTTTGAAAATAATTTATCAGTAAAATTACCAAATGGAAAAATATTTGATTCTAAATTTATTGTTATCCACAGTACTTATCATGATAATCCACACTGTCAACCCGAATTAGTTGCAACATTAGAAAATTTTAAAATACAATCCCCACATCTATATCAAACGCTTACATTAGGAAATTTTAGTTATCGTATTGTTTCAAATAAATTTTGGAAAGGTTTTGATGTTGAAACTCATGTAAAAGAAATTGAATTTGAGAAAAATGATGTTGTTCATGTTTCTTTTGATGAAAATAATCAACCATACCCAGCTCTAACTATTTGGCAAACAAATGATAAAGAAATAAAGCAATTACACGAAATTTGTTTAAGAAGTCCAAGAAATAAATTAACTGAAGTTGCAAAAGAAATAAAAAATTATTTGCATGATAATAATTGGGAAGGTTCAAGAATTTATTTGTATGGAGATGCAAGTAGCCAAAAAGAATCCGTTCTGCTCAAAGCTGGAGTGAATTATTACACTTTAATGCAAGCAGAACTTGAAAAAGACTTTAATGTTCGAGTTGTAAAATCAAAGAAGAATCCAGGAGTAGCAATTTCTGCAGATTTTATCAATGCTTTATATTCGACTAAGTTTGATGGTTATTCTATAAGTATAAATAAGACTTGCAAAGAAAGCATAAATGATTATGTTATGCTGCAAGAAACAAATGAAGGGAAAATGTTAAAAGTGAAGGATTCGAACGGGATTGAAAGATATGGACACATTTCAGATTCAAAAAAATATTTTTTAATAGAATATTGCAAAGAAAGTTTTAACAAATATAAAGGAAGGTTATCTGGGAAAATAGAACCAGTATTTTTTACATATGAACAACAACAGGCAGAATCTCCTTTTTATTATTAATTCGTCACAAAAAAAAACAAAACTATTTATAAAAAATAATACTTCCAAAAAATATGAGCTTTTTAATTAAATCAGATTTTAATACATTCATAACAACTGCAGATTTAAATGTTATTACAAATTCAACAGATGAAATAATAATAAGTGCAGAAAAGTCTTCAATTTCAGAAATTTCAAGCTATATGCGACAAAGATATAATGTTGATAAAATCTTTTCAGATACATTAACTTATTCAGACACAACAACATATAGAATTGGTGATAGAATAATTTGGACACCTACAGCATTTGTTGGTGGAACTGGTTCAACATATGAATTAGGGGATATAGTTTCTTATTCAAGCACAACTGGCGATTATATATATCAATCTTTGGTAACAGGAAATACAGATAATTATCCATTAACCGGAACTTCTTTTTGGTCAAATATAGCTGATAATAATGCTCGATATACTGCAATAAAAGAAACAATAGGCAATAAACCAATCCCAGCGTTTTCTTCAACAACAAACTCTTATATTAACAATTATAATTTAATTGAAGGATGGAATCGTACTGACGATTTATATTTTAAAAGGTTAAACACTGAAGCTTACATAAAAATATATACAGATTCAGCTTATACTGAATCAAATCATATTGGTACATTTAATTATAATCCAGAAGCAATGGAATTCCCTTACAAACAAAGTATTTACCCAGGCAGGTCAACAGAAAAGAGATTGGGTGGTTATATTAACATCATTAACTTTATTCCAGAAAATACAACATGGAGTACTATACAAGAAAATTATTTTTATGCTGGAGATGATAGAGATGAACAGATGAAAATGATTGTAGTTGATATTTGTTTATATAATTTACATTCAAGAATTCAACCGCGAAATATACCAACATTTAGAATAGAAAGAAGAGATGATGCAATTGCAACATTAAAAATGGTTAGCAAAGGAACAATAATGTTAGATTTGCCAACATATCAAAGAGATTCAGAATTAGGACAAAATATAGTTTTCGGTTCAGAACCAAAACTTTATAATTTCTATTAATTAAAAAAAATATTTATGAAAAATATACTTAATAAGATATTTAAAAAAGAAAATATATATATAATTATTAGCTTTCCGATTTGGTTTCCAATTACAGTTTGGAAATTTGGTCTAATAAAAAGTGATAACATACTTACGAAATTAGTTAAAAAATAATATAAATGAAAGATATAAACAACAGATTTTATAAGAAAATAGAAAATATAGATGAACCAAAAAGTTCTCGTGCTTCTATATCAAAAAAAATAGATGCAAGTCAATTATATAGAGCTAGTCAAGATATTCGTAAATGGCGAGCAGCATTATCCTGCGCAGAGAATATTCAATACCCGCAGCGCACAGAATTAATTAAAATTCACAGGGATTCACTTTTGGACGCTCATCTACTAGCACAGATTAAAATTCGTAAAAATTCAATCTTAAGTCAAAAATTCTTTATTGAGAATGAAAATAAAACAAAAAATGATGAACTTACAGAACTTTTAAAAACTGAATGGTTCCAGTCTTTTGTTGATATATCTTTAAATTCAATCTTTTTTGGTTTTGAGCTAGTTGAATTTGGACCAATAGTAGAAAATTCTTTTACTTCTATTTGTTCAATAAAAGAAGAATATGTTGTTCCAGAATGGTCAATTGTTAAAAAATCATTATATTCACAAAATAAAAAATTAGATATAAATTTCACAAAATCACCACATAACAAATGGACAATTGGGATAGGTTCAAAAGATGACCTAGGATTATTAAATTCAGCAGCTCCTATTTTAATTAGAAAAAAATCAGTTTATGATAATTGGTCCAGCGCAGCACAAGTCTTTGGAATGCCACTGAGAGTGGGGCGTACATCGATAACTGACCCTGAAAGAAAAAAACAATTAGAACTTTCTTTAAAAAATATGGGCGCAGCAAGTTGGGCAATTTTAGACAATGATGATAGTATAGAGATGATTCAAAGTTCAAAATCAGATATCTATCTTATATATCAAAAGATGATTGAATTATGTAATCAAGAGATTAGCAAGCTAATTAATGGTGTAATATTGGGCGATGAAAAAAGCTTTGTAGGCTCTTCAATGGTATCTGAACGCCTTCATAGTCACTTTTCTTTATCTGATAAGCGAATGATTGTAAATATCGTGAACAATCAATTAATTCCATTTTTGAAGATGCATAAGATATTTCCTGAGCAGAACGTTCAATTTAAATATGATTACGACGATAGAAGTACTATACAAGAAGCAGTAGATACAATTGACAAGCTTACAACAGCTGGATATGTATTTAATAATGAACAAGTGAGTTCAAAGATAGGATTTACAGTTGAAAAGAAAGATATAAACGAAAATAATAATTTAAACGACTAAAAATATGGCCCAGACTATAAATCAGATATACACAGAGCTAATAACAGAAAAAGAGACTTTCACCAGTTTGTCGGGATTAACAAGTCCAACAGTCCCAGATACAAGCCAGTTGATGCTAACAGAGCTTGAAACTAATTCAAAAGTTGCTGTCTGGAGATTAATGTATTGGACGGTGGCAGTTGTTTCTTTTACATTACAAAGTTTGATGGACGTATTTAAAACAGAAGTTTCAACTATCGCACAAAATTCAATAAATGGGACATTAAGGTGGTATGTTGTTGTTGCGAAAGCATTCCAAAATGGATATGACCTTACTTGGACAGACAAATTAAAATGGCAGTATACAGATACTACATCAGTTGCTGCGGTTGCAAGCAAAATTGTTACTCAAGCTTCAGCGACTGAATCCAATTCAGAATTAATTTTAAAATGCGCTAAAGGAGCAATTGGTTCATTGGAACCTTTATCAACTGCTGAATTGGCAAGTTTTACGTCATATATTGATGATATTAAAT